GAACACAATTAGGAGATAAAAAATGAGCATAGGACATGGAACTACATTGGAAGGCTCGACTACAGGGGCCATCGGCAAGCTGACCAATATCGACTGGTCGGGGCTTGTGGCGGACGATATCGATGCGACCGATTTCGATTCACCGGACAATGTCCGGGTCTATGAGGGAGGGCTATTGGATGCCGGGGAGATCAGCGCTGATTTGCGATACGACTCGACGCTGTTTAACACGATTTTGGATGCGGTACTGGCCCGGGCCGTCGAATACTGGACACTGACCAAGGACAGTAATTCGTTGGTCATTCCGGGCTATCTCAAATCCATAGGGCTGAGCGTGCCGGACGGTGATAACATGATGGCGCCCATCACTATTAAGTGTACGGGCAAGCCGCAGTACCCATCATCTTCGTCCAGCAGCTCATCGTCCAGCAGCTCCTCATCTTCGAGCAGCTCAGCGTAAATATATTAGAGGGTCCCAAACGACCCGGAAGGAAGTCAACTATATCTTAAGTGCCTTAAGATACGAAAGGAGTTTATATGGACTGGGCCAATAAGGAAGGCTTCTTTAAGGCCAGGGTGCCTGTCGAGGAAATGGATGTGCCGACAATCGGCAGGGTGAAAATACACGGACTCGGACTCGGTGAGAAAGAGGACTGGGAGAGGGAATCGTTTAAGGTCAACGTGGAAAAGAACAACCTTAAAATTTCCAATGCGGACGTTCAGCTTCTTATGCTGACGGTGCATAACCAGCACGGCCAGAGGCTGTTTACCGACAAGGACATGGGAAGAATGCGGATGATGCCCGCTGTTTATCTTGAGCCGGTCATCGAGACGGCAAGGAAACTCTCCGGTATCGGTAAGCAGGCGGTTAAGGACCTGGTAAAAAACTCACAGACGGCCCCGGGGCCCGAAGAGAAAGACTCAAACACAGATTAGCCCACAGCTTGGGCTGGACGGTCCCTGAGCTAAACGAGCGGATGAGCGCTTATGAGCTGGCCCAGAAGGAGATATTAGAGCAGATAGATCCCTGGGGGCCCAAGCGGGGCGATTACAGGGCGGCCGTAATAGCGTGGGTGACGGCGAGCTGCTTTAGTAAGGCGGCGCCGAAGTTCAGGAAGTTTCTCAGGATGTTCGATTTCGGCGAAAAACACGAGCAGACGGACGAAGATATCGAGAATATTTTCAAACAGATGGCAGGTAAATAATGGCATTGATGACACAGGTCGGCCTGGAGTTTATCGCCCGCAACAGGGCGAACAGACAGATAAGCTCATTCAATAGAAGCATCCAGAGGATGGGCCGGCAGATGCTGGCAATGGCCGGGGTGGGCGGCGGATTGTATGCGGTACAACGGGGATTTCGGTCAATAATTAAAGCTGCTTCCGATGCGGAGGAAACGCAGGCTAAATTCAATACTGTCTTTAAGTCATTAAAATACGAGGCTAATGCATGGGCGAAATCTTTCGGTGAATCCGTAGGCCGTTCGGAGCAGTCGGTTAAAAGCTGGATGGCTGGTTTACAGGATACATTCGTGCCTTTGGGTATCGCCAGAGATAATGCAATGGAGCTTTCAAAATCACTTGTAAGCCTTGCAGTGGATGTGGCGAGTTTTAATAACGCGGCGGATGCGGATGTCATAAGAGACTTTACATCCGCCCTTGTCGGCAATCATGAGACTGTTCGCAAGTTCGGGATAATCATAAGCGAGACGGCGATAAAACAGGAGGCGATGCGAAAGGGCCTTAATAAAACTTACAAGGAGCTGACCGATTTGGAAAAGGTTCAGCTTCGATATTCCCTAATTCAAAGGGGTTCTACAGACGCTCAGGGCGATGCGCTTCGAACGGCCGATTCTTATGCCAACCAGTTAAAAAGACTTAAGGCCAACATCTCTGACCTGTCAGCAGAGATAGGCGGGCCGTTAATGCAGTCACTTAGTAATTTGATTAGCGTCATAAACGAAAATAAATCCGCCTGGAACGATTTTTTCAGGACACAGACCGAAGGATGGGAGATGGTCCTTTCTGGGGCGAGATGCTACTGGGAAGCTCTCGAGGCAAGGGGGCATGTTCCAAAAGGCGGATCAATTTATGGTCAATTCGGCGGCGGAGTCCCTGGTATGGGTAATATCCCATTAACTCCACCAATAGTAAGTAAACCTCAGATATCACCGAAACAATATCAGCACATCGCTGAAATGCGAGCCAGGGCAAGAGAGCTTGCAGAGCGCCCAACAAAACCATGGGTCATTCCTGGAGCTGCAACAGCGGAAAGAAGAACCGAACTCGAAAATCAACAAAAGTCGGCAATGGAGATAGGGAAAAAATATTTGCCCGCTTTGCAGCGGGAAATCGAAATCACCGGCCGGATCGGAGAGGCACATTATCATGCGGCGAAGATGGTTGATTTCGAGAATGCCATCAAGAAGGCGGGGATTGAAAATACAACTTTCGCGACGATTGTTACAGAGAAGTACATGCAGAAGCTCAAGGAGCTTGAGGGCGCCCAGCGGCTGGCCCGGATAGCGGACGATATAGGCTCATCCTTTGCCAGCGCCTTCGAGGACATGATATTCGAGGCCAGGAAATTCGAGGATGTTTTCAAATCGCTGATGCAGGAAATAGCCATGGCGGTTGTGCGCCATGCTGTTATTCAACCGATTGCAATGGGTATATCCGGTGCCATGGGCGAGATGTTTGGAGAAGCAGGTGCTGTGACACCGCAGGCCGGTGCGATGTTCGCTAAATATCAACATGGCGGATTGATTACCCGTCCGACCCTGGCGCTGATGGGCGAGGCAGGGCCTGAATTGGTGACGCCGCTTAACAAGCTGGGCCAGGGCGGCGGCGGGAATCATCAATCGGTACATATAAGTATTCACAACGAGGGCCTGCCGCTTAAACTTTCAGGTACACCGGTATTTGACGGAAAGCAATGGGTAATAAGCGTTGTGCAAGAGAACTATGCCGACCATGGACCTATGTACGATTTGATAAATCAGGGAGGGCCTTAAGGGATGCCGTCTTTCGCCAATCTCAGCAGTAAGCCATCGGCAAGTGATTATAAGCAGGACATGCTCTCTGACCCGGTGCACCGGGTGGAGTTCGAGAGCGGGGCGCTATTGAGCCGGGCGCGTTCGACGGCGGTGCCCCGGACGAGGGAGCTGTTCTATCCGGCCCTGAGCGAGGCGGACAAGCAGACGCTGGAGGACTGGGAAGCCAATACCATCGGATTCGGTGGAGAGGCATTCAACTGGCGGGACCCCAATCCCAACGATCCGGTGATGTATGGAGCTAAACTTTTAGGGCCGATTAAGTATAACATGCATCCCAAAAGTCCACATCACTGGCAGGCCCGGTTGCGGATAGCCCTGTTGAGTGAGAGCAGCTCATCATCGTCTTCCTGCAGCTCATCATCGTCTTCCAGCAGCTCATCATCGTCTTCCAGCAGCTCATCTTCATCATCGAGTGCGTAGGATATTTTATGGCAAGGAACATATCGGCCAATTTGATTACGGAAAAGAACAGCCTGAATGGCAAATATCCGTGGCTGCTTCTGGTTGAATTGCATTATAACGATAGCGGGGATACTGTCCGGCGGTTCGTTCGTTATCACAAGGACCTGACTTACGATGGCAACTTGTATAAGAGTTTTAGTTTCGATGTCGATTTAATAAGTTACAAGGGTGGACAATTACCCTCGACATCTATACGAATAAGCAATGTAACGCAATATCTTCAGCAGGAGCTCGAGGACAACGAAGGCCTGACCGAGGGTAAGATAGTTATCATTTACGTTCACGCCGATAACCTGACGGAAGATTACGCCGAGCTGACACTCAACTTCGACATTCTATTTCCTAAAATAACGGCCAAGTACGTTGAATTCCGTATCGGCGGGCCAAGCCCGTTACAGCAGCGATTTCCGTTACATCGATATTACGGGGATTCGTGCCGATTCCAGTTTGAGTCGCCCCAATGCGGATATAGCCGGAAAACGGTGGCTGGCGTGACGTTGTCCGGTTCAGACCCGGTCTCTATCGAGGTGACGGGGCATGGATTTGAGACGGATGATTTGATTAGGCTGGCGGATATCAACGGCGTTACACCGTCTCTGGCGGGCAATTATACGATTACAAGAAATGATGATGACAATTTCACTCTGGATGGTACCGACAGCTCAGATTACAGCGGCCCTTATACCAGCGGCGGATCGGCCGGATATGCAATCTGCTATCGTATTCGCTCGAGCTGCCGCGAGAGAGAGAATGAGACACGTTTCGGCGGCTTCCCCGGGCTGAGGCAGGAAGGGATAAGATTGGCGTAATGGATAATTTTGATAAATATCTCGGCAAGATATTCGAGCTCGGCGGCCGCGGGCCGGATGCTTATGATTGCTATGGTCTGGTCATGGCCATCTGTAAAGAGAACGGATTTGAGCTGCCGGAGCTGGATACGCCGGAGTCCGTGAAGATGCGAAAACAAATATTCGATAACAGGATAAAGGGCGATTATCTCGAGCTGCTCGACGGGCCCGAGCCGGGGGCACTGGCAGTTTTCGATTACCGGGCGGGCGGCCTGCACATCGGCGTGATAGACGGTTCCGGAAGAAGATTTATACATATATCATCGACAACTAAAACGAGCAAGATTCATCATTTGAATGATGAATACTATTTACGATTTGTTTATGGCTACTACCGACCTACAAATAAGATTCAACGGGCCTCAGAAACGGCGTAATTTGACCATTCCTTATGCGAGGCAAACGGTTAGGGAATTGATTTTCGAATACGTGCCGGGCGGGGCGGGCTATTCGGTCTTTGTAAATAATAAAAAGGTCACCCAGGATGAAATGCAGCAAATTGTACCAGCCGGGGCGGAGGTTGAATTCGTACCCGATTTTGGCGATATAATCACACCGTTATTAACCTGGCTGTTTCCAACGGTATTTACTGAGGCGGCCCTTGCAACCGCCGTTTTCGGACCGATTACTTGGGGGATGGTATTTAGTACAATAGGCTATATGGCCACCGGCTATATGATAAATTCCTTGATGCCGAAGCCGAAAATGCCGAAGCCGCACGGGGGAGGTTCGATGGCCTATAGCTGGGACCCTAAGACCACGCAGGAGGAAGGGCGGGTCATACCTCGCACCTACGGTACTTTCAGGCCGCACGGTAATATTATAGGGGCATATACAAAACCCTCGGCGGACGGCCGCAAGCAGGAAATCTATGCATTAATAGCGTTTTGTGACGGACCGGTCGCCTCGGTCGGCGATATTTATCTTGCCGGCAAGACGGTGGAAAATTTCAGCGGGGTATCGACGGAAACAAGGCGGGGCCTGATAGACCAGACTCACATAAGCTTCTTCGATAAAATGAGAATTCAATACCGCCCGAACAAGAAGGTGACGAACGCCGGGGGCGCCGTTATCTGGCAGGTGCCGGATGACGACATTGATGATATGGAGATTGACCTGCGCTTCAATGCCTGGTACCGGCATAAATCAGGTGGGGCTGGTAACGCTACGATATCGATTAAGCTGGAGATATCCGAGCGAGACAGCGGCTCGTGGACAGAGCTTGTAAGCGAGGACGTGAATGACAGCATTACGGACATTTATTGGAAGACTTATACCGTCAGCGATTATTACGTGATGACGCGGGGCAAGCTGTACGATTTACGTCTGACCAAAACGAGCGGTGATTACGGAGAGGGAGAGGAACGTGCGGCGGCTGATTTATGGCTGGAAAACGTTAAAGAGGTGATCGATGTGGCCTTTACTTATCCCGGCATGGTATTAGTCGGTATCAGTGGTATGGCATCCGAGGATTTGCCGGGCATTATGGACGTCAGCGCCCTTATCGGCAAGCGAATTGTTAATGTATTTAACGGGACAAGCTGGTCGTTAAACGAGAGCGATAATCCGGCGTGGGCGCTTTACGATGTATTCACACAGCCGGTAATCAGCGGGGACGGAGACGGCACACCGTATGTTATCGAGCTGTATGACGGCTTTGCCACTTCAAGAATCGATGCGGATGACGTTTTTGAATTGGCTGAATTTGCCGATGGAATGGTACCGGACGGCCGGGGCGGAACGGAAAAGCGGTTCACGTTTAATGCCATCTTCGATACCGAAAGTAATATGTGGGACACCGTCCTGCGGGTATGCGAGGCGGCGAGATGCCTTCCGAACTGGGACGGCAATAAGATGATTTTGGCCATAAGCAAAACAAAAAACCGGGCCGGAATATACAGCGTCGGCAATATTGTAGAAGGCTCGTTCGAGGAGGTATTCGCACCAAAGATAGACAGGGCGGCGGAGATCGAGGTCGAATTTAACGATGCCGATAGAAATTACGAACGGCGTTTGCTGCCTTTTTTCAATAACAATCTGGTACGTTATCAGAACGTGGTAACACTGGATGTCCCCGGCCTGGTCAAGCAAACCGAGGTTATCCGGCATATCAAGCAGAGATTGGCACAAAACGAGCTTCTGTCGAGAACACTTACTATTAAGGCGGATATCGATGCGATGAGATGGCACCTGGGGGACAGGCTCGGTGTTCAGCACGATGTGCCCGACTGGAACAGTCTCGGGACGCGGGGCGGCGGCAGGCTCTATGGCTTTTCGGCCGGAGAGGCTGATGATATTGTGACGCTCGATAAGGACCTGTCCGGTTATATAAAAGAAGGATCAACATACGAATTGGCCGTCAGGCTTCGCGGTAGTGATGCGCCGACTATAAAGACGGTCAAATCCGTCAGCGGCGCCGCTGTTACTATTGACGGTAAGTACAGCGGGATACAACCTCGCAACGGCGATGTATGGGCGCTGGGCCTGCAAAATCAGGTCTTAAAAGACTTTACCATCGTGGCACCCAGCAGGACGCAGGAGGGCGAATATACGCTTATTTTACTGGAATATAATTCAGCGGCATACGATACGGACGATCAGGTACCACTTGTCCAGGTACCGGGCGCTATTGCAGCCAAATCGGACAGGTATATGCCAACGTTGACTTTGGCGGATATCCGCCGCCAGGCGGCGGCGGCGGCGCTGGAGGGGCCGAATATCGATACGCCCATGACTACTGATATTAGCTTTACTTAGGACAAAAATGGGATGGATTGGAATAAGCAGTGCTCATTACGACAGCCATTGCGGTGATACGGCTGGAAATACACTTATCGAGGCATTAAATGGCACCGATAATTGGGACCATTTTTTAGACCATGACCATTGGTTTATTGTTGATTTGGGACAAGAATATAATGTTCAAAAAGTACGGGGCCGTTCATATCAATCCAACGACCCGATTGATGTTGATATTTATGTCTCTAATAATAAAGAAGATTGGGGAGCGGCGGTCGCTACAGGAATAAATACCTGGGACGATAGAACTGATTGGGACGATGATGCGGTAATAGATGTAACAAATAAAAACGGTCGATATGTAAAAGTTGTTATAAATGACACTGAGGATGTTGGTAGGGATTTGAGCTGGGGGGATGATCCCCCCTTTGCAATATTTGATGTTTACGGTGAGCCGACATCAAGCTCATCTTCTTCCTCATCATCATCTTCATCATCTTCGTCGCTGTCGTCTTCGTCGTCTTCGTCCTCGTCACTTAGCAGCTCATCATCATCTTCGTCGCTGTCGTCATCGTCATCGTCATCGTCACTATCATCTTCGGAGTCGTCTTCGTCCTCGTCACTTAGCAGCTCATCATCTTCGTCATCAAGTTCTTTAAGCTCATCATCATCGAGTTTATCATCCAGCTCATCATCAAGCAGCTCATCATCTCTGAGCAGCTCCTCGTCAAGCCTGTCCAGCTCATCGTCAAGCAGCAGCAGCTCATCATCCTCGTCGCTGTCGTCATCATCATCGTCACTTAGCAGCTCTTCATCGTCATCATCCTCGTCACTTAGCAGCTCATCATCTTCCTCGCTGAGCAGCTCATCGTCAAGCTCATCATCATCTTCGGTATCAAGCTCATCGGAAA